TTATCACTTTTTTTCTGTAGGTGTGGTTCCCTGTACATTGGAAAGATATTCCTTTTCTGATTGATAAGGATGCTTTTGTTTTGTCCAGATTTCATATCCTTCTATGGTATCAAGTATTAACCACTGATCCACACGGTAACAATACTTCCAGTTGACGGGTTGAATACAATTCATCACGACAACTTGGAAGAATGCTACCACATGAATCCAGACAGTATACATTACTCTTCGTCATCTAGAAAATTTCCAAACAACCCACTGCTACCAGGTTCATGATTCTCTAGTTTATCTAGAATATCATCAGCATGTTGCATGGATGCAATCTGTTTGATCATCTCTGCAATTGCACTACAGACCATTGGACGTTCTTGCCTAGCGGCAAAGGACAGAGCATTTCTCAGATGAGATTCTGCTTCTTCTAAACTAAATTTTACTGAATCAGACAGTGCCATCAGTTACTTCCTCCAGATGTTTTTCGATAGATTCTATCACTTCACGGACAACAACAATCCGATCAGGCACACACTTTGGATCTTGTGTGAATCCTTTCTGTGTCTCCACCAACGCTTCATGAACCAAGAAGGCTTGAATGGGTGAAAGTTCTAAGTTGAATGTAGTCATTTGCTATAAGTGTCGTAACCTAATTTATCATCGATTTTCTTTTGGTCTCTAGCATCATCGACCAGTTTAACTTTGTAAATGGTTTTACGAGCAAACTTTTGATCGAGTTTTAGTTTACCAAAATACAATGCTGCGATCCAAACGGTGAAAAGAAACCCGTCAAACCAGGTCATTGTGTTCCATGCTTCTACTGCTGCATCCATTAGAAATTTTCCTCCTTTGCTATTTCTTTATCCACTAGGGTAATTAATTTTCTCACTCTGAGAACTTGTTCATCCTCAAAAAATCCAGGGTGGTTTGCTGTAAAATGATAAAGAGCCCACCTCAAATCAATGAGTTGGTCTTTAGTTAATTTCACACATCCCCCTCCTTACGATTTTCAGAATAGTGAGCATCAAACTCACCACCAGGATATCGTGCTTTGAGTTTATCAATATTCATCTGCACGATTTCATCAAGGGAGATATCAAGACCCATACACGCTTGCATAACATACCACATGATGTCACCCAGTTCACGTTTCAGATGAAACAGGTTGTCTTCATTAACAGGTTTGCCTTGAAAAATAATTTTCTTAATGATTTCAGTAAACTCACCTGCCTCAGCGCACATACCTACAGAAGCAGTAAGCAGTCGCTCGACAGGAAAGTTATTTTTTTCAATGAGATCAACGACTCTTTTACCGAAATCGTAACTGTCTTTACTTTCTCTTGACGTGACAGCATCGACAAACTCTTTGTACTTCTCGTAATCAATCATGATAATTGGGAATAAATGGTTCTTGTTGGGAATCGGGCAAGTATTTTTCTTGTTTTGGTTCTGCAAGATCGGGGTGTGGAGCATAGAGTGGTCCCTCATAATCTCCTGCAAATTCAACTCCATCCCAAGTAAGAACTTCACTAGTGGTAAGTTCTTTAGGGATCTGGACATCAACTACAGGACCCATCAAATGATTTGTGCTTTTCACATACTCTCTATTTCCAGGATCGTAACTGACCAGCATGATGGCATCACTTTCCAACCCACAATCAGCAATCTTCCTGCCATCTTTTTTTGAAATTACCGAATAATGAACGGCAGGGACATACTTTTTTAACATTAGAAGTTTAGTTTAGCAAACTTATCTTTAAGTGGTGTATCTTCATTGTATTCGATTTCATCACCCCTGTCAAGGATATCATCTTGCGCTGATTGTTCGCAATCATACAGACGCATCTTTGCCCGATCAATACCAACAACAAATCTTTTGAAGACACTGAGGTCATTATAACGGTTTTTCAACTGTTTGACCATAATCTGATTTAGTCCTTCCAACTCCTCGGTGCTAATAAGGGCAAACATAAGATCAGCAGTAGCAGGGAGACCAAAGGACTCAGAAGTGTCAGTAAGGTCAACGTCACTGCTACTATAACCGCTACGAGTGGTCTGGGTGGCAGATATGATAGGGACCTCGGCTTCGACAGCCAATCCTCTAAGCTCTTCTGCAATAGACTTAATATAAGAATATGAATTGACAGAACCAAGTTTGCTATAGCGGGAACTAGCACAAATATTAAGGTAATCAATAAAAATGATGTCTGGTTTAAATGACCGCTTAAGTTGAAGTTCATTTAAAAGTGCTCTGAAGTGACCTTCATGAGCAGCAGCAGTAGGATACTCTTTAATTATAAGAGTTCCCTGAGTCTTCTTAGTAAGGTTGGTTACCTTGCTTTCAAACATTTGCTTTGGAAGGTCACCAATGTCCTGAATATTTACGTTAAGGAGATTAGCGTCAATTCGTTCTGCAATTTTTTCTTCAGCCATCTCAAGCGTGATATAAAGTACATTCTTCCCCTGTAGTAAGACGGAAGATGCGACATGGCACATAAAGAGACTCTTACCGACACCAGTGCCAGCCAAAGCAATATTAAGAGTTTTGTTCGGGAGACCACCTTTTGTAATCTTATTAAAGAATTCGAGATCAAAGGGAATCTTGTCTTCTTTCTGGTGGTAGAAATCATATCGTTCCTCATAATCTTCCAAGTAATCATGACCAACGTTGTTGTCAAAACAGACAGCTAAGGCATCCTGAAGAATTGTTGGAATAGCATCCCTACTCTTCTTCTCGTCACCACCATCCGCAATACGGATAGACTCCATCAATGCCAAATAAATGGCACGATCCTTACACCACTTCTCTGTACTATCAAGCAACCAACTCTGATTAATCTCTTGTGGAACTAGAAGACTTACAATCTTCAATGCATCAGAGTATTCATCCTGAGTCAAATCAGTTCTATTCTTAATCTCAATAGAAATAATCTCCTGAGATGGAAGCTTATCATATTTTGCAATGAACTGTGATACCTCTTCAAACAAGACTCTCTCAATTCTATTGTCAAAATAATCTGGTTCAATATGAGGCAGAACCTTTCTCAGGTATTCTTCATTGTAAATCAGATTAGTAAGGATTGTACTTTCGATTCTGTCCTTCATAGGTAATGAAAATAACCACTAACGATATACTTGTCTCCACTCACTGGGGGTAAACCAGAATGTGGAAACATCCAAAGAGGAGGAAATACGACCATTCTACCACTCTTTGGTTTGACGTGGTTCATGTCACCATTATAACCACTAAAGAGAGTTTCACCACCTTCATCAACATCATTCAGATAGATGAAAAAAGCGAGATATCTCTTGGCAGATTTGTAATCAGCAACGTCTACATGCTCATCAAATCTTTCCTTGCCACCAGGAACATATTTTTTTATGCGAAACATTTCCCAAGAATGTTTCTTTGGTAGAAACTTGATTCTTAGATCTTCTGCATACTTTTGAGTATGTTCTTTACATGCACTAGCAAGTTCTTTTGAGAATGGATGAGAAGCTCCAAGACTTTCTGTAAGATTATATTGAGTAAAAGTGGGAAGTCCTCCATGATCTACTGGATCATGAAAGATTTTATTTGCCTCAAAGAAACTAACTAGTTTCTTACAAAATTCTGTATCTAGAGCATCATCATATACTCTAACGTAATCAGACAGAAGCTCCATAAGCAAACTCCTTCTGTGCAGTTTCATCAAGTGCCTGCATTACTTCTGCAGTAAAATACTTTTCTGGTTCGGCAAGGATTTGTTTTGCATAGAGTTTCTTACCATCAATTTCATATCGTCCTGCGACGTTCTTCCAAAGTCCGCCAACCTCACCGAGTTCAAGAAGACCGTAATAACGATCAAGACCACGTTCATCGTAATACAGACGCACCGTAACCTCTTTGTTCTCCTTACTCAGACGTGACTTAGCAGTCTTTGCCTTGACAAGGTTTCCAATGACTGCTGTTCCATCTTTTTCCTTTTTCTTGCTGAGATATATGATGGTACTGGAAGCATACTTAAGACCAGAACCACCACCCATCTCTTTAGTAGGAACGTAAGAACCAATGACATCGTAGGTGTGGTTTGTGACAATCATAGGTATGTTAGCCTGTCCCAACTTCAATGTCAACATACGGAAGGCACCTTTGACCAGTTGTGATTTTGTCATATCACGAACCTGTTTGTCA